TAAGATTCCCGCTCCCCCCCCCCGCGAGCGCGTAGCGCGAGCCCGCCGGCCCATTTCGAAATAAAGATGTCAGGCCCACCTCCCTGCGATCGCACCGAGCCAGTACAGACAATACCTTTGTTGCTTTGCCATGGCCGGCGCAGTCTGCCGCTTTGCCATGCGGAGGTCCTTCCACCACAAGACTTAGGTCAGATCCGTTACTTGGTAAAGCGATTCAAGGCCCGTGTCCTTATTAGGACGATTGCGGAACAGTACAGCGGCAGTTCCTTAGCAGATAAGCTTGAGCTTATCTGGACGTTCTGTGATACCTTACAACATGAAGCGGAAGAGGAATGAAGCAGTTCCTGCGGGTCGCCGTTATCCTCAACGGCGTCGTATGTACTACCGTCCTCGTAAGCCTTTCTTTCCCCGCCCAGTGTATACAAGGTCCTCCAGTGTTAAACGTCCTGCCCTACAGATTAGTGGTCTCGTTTACGGGAACTCGAGTACGGGAGCCGTTAAAATTAACACTGGAGCACTTAGCCTTGTCACTGCATTTAAGGCGGGGACTGCAGAAGAGTGCAGACACTCTAATCAAACAATTGTGAAGTCCTTTGACATTAGTGGTACTCTGTACGTTCAGTCTCCCACTAGTTCAAACTGTGGTCCTGTTGTTGTTTACTTCTGGCTAATCTATGATTCAGAGCCTAGGCAGGCTATTCCTAACATAACAGATGTGTTCTCCATGCCTTGGACTAGTGTGCCGTCAAGTTGGCGTATATCTCGCTCTTCTTCACACCGATTTGTTGTGAAGAGGAAGTGGCATTACGAATTGATGTCAGATGGTGTCCTTCCCCAGAGTAACACGAAAGTGCAGACTCATAATCCCGTTTCCAGGAACATGATGGACTTCTCTAAGTACATCAATAATCTTGGTGTGCCAACGGAGTGGATGAGTACTGGTGATGGAACCATTGGTGATATCAAGAAGGGCGCGTTGTACCTCGCTGCTGCCTGCCGACAGGGAATTGTTGGAGATGCAACCAAGATTACTATAGAAGTAGAGTTTATCGGGCAGTCTCGTACTTATTTCAAGAGCATTGGCTACCAGTGATGTACTTCTTATTGCGAAACATTGTTGAATAAACATGCTAAACATAATGTTTGTTGTTGCTGTGAGCCGGGAGGCGAGGTCCGTCAAGGCCGAAGGCCTGACGGTTCCTCTGAGGCGCGAAGCGCGAAGCGCGAGTGCCGTGGAACCATATTTGCCGTTAACATTTCCTTAATTAAACGCCCCTGCGAGGCGGCGGGCGAAGCCCGACGACATACGCGCAGCGTATTACACAAGAGTAAAACACTAACAAGAATTGATACTCTCATCCCATAGTGCCTCATTAGGCCCCATGAGGTTACAGTTACAATCCACACACTTATCTAAAATACACTGAGCGCTGTGTCGCTCCGAGAACTCAAAATAAGTTGTAGGTATGTTACATGCGTCTTCATACTCCTGCTCGGCCCTTGACTTGAAGTGCGGCATTGGCATGAATTGATGTACACGGCCACAGTTACACGGCTTGGTCACCTGGATCACTATCTGAAGCCCACATTGGAGATTCAGGGTCATCTTCTCCGGTTTGCTCCCGCAGAGTAAGTGAGACTCCGCCAAAGAGAGCATCTTGGATATCCACGAAGACCGCATTTTTGCTAGTCCACGATCTAAGTTGGTGATTTTCTTCACAGTCAAGGAAGCATTTATAGGACTGGTCCGAGTTACAGAGCACGATAGCTGGTTTACCACCTTTAACCAGAACCGGTTTCCCATATTTCAGGTTACTTTGCCAGTCTTTCTGAGCTCCTAGAAACTCCTTCCAATGCTTTAGATATTTAGGGGTGACGTCATCGATGACGTTGTAACTTGCCTCGTTGTCGAATACGGCTCCGTTGAGGTCCAGATGTCCGCTGAGATAGTTGTGACGGCCCAATGATCTAGCCCAAGCCGTTTTTCCTGTACGGGAATCACCCTCAATTATCAATGATAATGGTCTATCCGGTATAGGATCTGCCCTTAAGTTATTTGCTACCCAGTCGGATAAGACTCTCGGTACAGAAAAACTGCTCTCTGAATATTTTGGAACAAAACTTGCTCGTACCTCAGACCATATGCGCCTGGCGTTGGTTACCAGGTTATGGTGTTGCAGCCAGAATGTACGCGGCTCGTTGTCTTTCACAAGCTGCAGAGCCTCCTCGATTGTACCTGAATTCACCGCTTGGTGCCACCATTCGTCTTGCTCAGCCTTTCTCTTGCGCCCCGTCAGCCTCTTGTCACATGGTACAGTACCATGTTCGTAGAAAGACCCAGCTTCTTTCTGTATGTACTTCAGACTCTTGGATACGGAACGACAAGTCTCAATCTTCGGATGGAATTCCCCGAAGTCGAATATACGAGGGTCTCGTATATCTCTACGCTCACTTGTACATACGATAGCATGAAGATGGTTGTTACCATCTTGGTGTTTTTCCTGTTGTACGCGTACGTACACTACGTGGCTAGCAAGAGTTGAGTGGGAAGTGAGGAACTCTCCCACATCCTTAGGCTCTCTTGGGCATTGTGAGTAAGTGAGGAAGAACGCCTTCCCTTGGATCCTAAATCTATGGCTGGATGAAGCCATCCTCAAACTAGTTTGGTCAAACCAAAACCCCTGGGTCAATTGTGAGGAATGAGGATGGAGGTTGTTATATAGCCTCTGGGGCCTCTGGGGGGGGGGGAGCGTC